AAAACCTTACCTTTAGAAGAACAACCTGGATATGACGCTGACAAAGATCCAAACCTATTAAGAAGAATTAAATATTACCAAGGCGAAAGTTTAGGCCCAGACTTTGACAGAGCTATTGCACTTGAAGATGAAGAGTTAAAAAAACTTGGAAGAGATCCTGCAAATATCTTACAGAGAAATAGAAATGTTAATCCCCTGGTACCTAAAAGAGCAACAACAAAACAAATGCAGGAGCTAAAAGGTAAAATAGATAAATATAAAAATAATCACTTTCCAAAAGAGAAACCATTTAAGAAACCAACGCTAAAAGATAGGCCCGTTAGAAAACCAAATGCAGTACCACCAAAAACAAACACAATTAAAATGGCTCCTCTACCCCCTATTAATTTTGATTTAATGCCTAAACCTTTTGTTAGAGATCCAGAAATAGAAGCAGCAGAAAAAAGATTTTTGGAAAGTATGAGAAGAAACGAAGAAGAAAAAAGAAAAAATATGACAAGTGGACTTGCAGGTCTAGTGGGTGGAGATCCAAGATTAAAATGATGAAAGAGAAATTTTTAATAGATCAATTAACTTCAACAAATGCAAATCTAGTAGATCAGATTGGAAGAATGCAAACTCACATTGAGGGTTTATGGGAGGAAGTTGGATTTAAGAATGAGAAGATCAACGATCTACACTTTGAAAAAGCAGAGCTAAACGAGAAGTTTAAAGAGCTCTATAAAAAACTTTATGAAATGGAAGTGAGAAAATCTAGTGCTGAAAAATCTATGACGGAATTTTTTGGAGATAGGACAGACAATTAATGAGTAAGATTGGACACAATAAACCACCAAGAAAGATAGGTTGGAAATCTATTTCAGTTAATAAATATGTTTATGAAATGCTGCAACAAGTGGCAGAAAAAAAGAGATCTCTAATTAATTGTTTTAAATTATTAGACGGAGAAGCACCACAAAAGACGCCCTCAATCCCTTGGGTTATTGAGCTGCTAGTACAACAAGAGCTTTACTGCACCGAGAAGTTAGAAATCCAGGATAACGGGAGAAATATTTGGGAGCAAACAGAGAAGAAATTTTTAAGAACTTATAACTCAAAGAGAGGATTTCCGAAGAAAAATGAAAATGAAGTGGCATAGTATATCAATAAAAAACAACAGTTTTCAGCAGCTAAAGAAGATCCAAGAGCTGCTGCCTATCAGAGCAAGTATGCCTCAAACGATTGAGTGGTTGATTGAGGTTGGGAAAAAACAAATCAGACAAAGTGAAATTAATAACGGGCAAAATGATAACACCTCAAGGAATTAAAAAATTTACAGAAGTATTCAAAGGATCAGATAAATTTTATCTTGCAGATCCAAATAAGAAAACAATTAAAAAAAATGGTGGCGAAAGGTGGGGAGTTAAAGAAAGCAGTTATGAGTTTCCAAACTTAACACTTGAAGAAGCTATCCAGGGACATTTAGACGGAACATTAAGAAGAGGTGTTGTACTTCCACCGATCCGACGATCCGATAGCAAATGTTGTTGGGGAGCGATTGATATAGACGGAAACATTTACAAAGATGATGATTTTAAAAAAGAGATACTCAACAAGATACGGAAATTTAACTTACCTCTCACAGCTTGCTTCTCAAAATCAAAAGGGCTGCACCTTTATATAAAATTTAATGATTGGACAGACGCTAAATTAGTTGTGGATATACTTCACACTTTTTTAAATAAGTTAGATCTCCCACAAAATACAGAATGCTTTCCAAAGCAGGCAGAACTTACAAAAGATCAAATGGGAAACGGAATTATGCTGCCCCATATGTACGGAGTTGGAAACAATGCTATTAGAGAATTTGAAGAGGGAGATATTGAAATCACTAGTGATCCAGAAAAGTTTGTTGATTGGTTTTATTCTCAAGGGGTTGCTGCTAGTGAAATAAAAATAGATCTACCTAAACCAGAGAAAAAGAAAGATGATTACGAAACAGACAACGGGTTATCTAAATGGGAAATACTAAAAGGAATTAAAAATAAAACTATTGAAGAACACCCAACAATGGGAGGAAAATATCATAGTTGGATCCAGGTTGTTATTGCTAAAGCAGTAAAAGGAGGTTTTGGAGATAATGAGATATTAAAACTTATTAAAGAAGTACACCAAGACAATAGAGGGATTGGGTATGTATGGCCAGAGAGTTATCAAAAACAAATAAATTATACCAGAAGAGAGAACAGATTAAATAAACCAAATCCAGGAGATACTAAATTTTTAGAGAAACAAAACCTGGAGACTGCCTCTAAACTAGACGAGATTATAAAAACTTATTGTTATGTAATGGCTAACGATATGTTTAATAAACTTGGATCTGGCGAGTTTTATCAGGCAACACAAATCAATAACTTCCACGCCCACCAAGTATTTATTGAAAAAGGAACACTAACAAACAAACTTTTAAATAGTAAAAATTTTAAAAAAGCAGAAACATTTATAACGAGTGCTAAATATAAGCCTGGACTAATTTATGTTAAAGGGCCTGGAGAAATCCCTCTTATTCAAAAAGGAATTGTTTTAAATATTTATATTCCAAATTATGTGCAGCCGAAAAAAGGAGATATCCAATTCATATTAGATTTTTTTATTTGGTTAGTGGGCCAGGACAAATGGAAAACGATTGAGCAATGGATTGCTTATAATATCCAGGTGCCAGGAATAAAAATTAAATGGGCCCTGGTTTTAGTGTCAGAAGTTGAGGGAGTTGGTAAAGGATTATTGGCCCGAATACTTTCAAGAATTTTAGGTTATGAAAATGTAAATGAAAACGCTAACTACAAACACTTAACTAACACACACAATACACTATTAATTGGCACCCAGGTTTTAGTATTGAATGAAGTATCACTTGGAGATTTTAAAAGCAAAAGTGAGGGAACTAATTCTCTAAAAAACTTTGTTGCTGATCCTTTCTACACTTGCAATTTTAAGGGAAAGCCAATGATTAAACTTCCAAACTTAACAAACTTTATGCTCTTCTCTAATGATCCAAGAGTATTACAAATCAACGACGGAGCTAGAAGATATTTTTTTTGTAATATCAATAAGACGGAAGAGGAAATTATTCAAAAAACAAATGAGGGTTTTTTTGATAAGGCCTGGAACTTTGTTGATAGTGATGAGGGAGCTGCTGCACTTGTTCATTATTTTAAAAACGAAGTTGTGATTGATGATCCAACAATATTCCAAAAGAGAGCTCCACAAACAAATGACTTGTTAGAACTTATTGAACAAAGCAAACACCCTATACAAAAGAAATTAGAATATGATTTATCAAGACCAGACAAAAAGAATGCAAAAATATTTGATTTTGATTTTTCTGGAATTATCAGCTTTGATGAATTGAACGATAAACTTCATATAAGAGACAAAGACAAAAGCGAACAATTTAATTGGGGAAGTTATGGAGACGACGCTCTATATAAATTTTTATCAGCTAATTGTGATCCTTGGAATAATGGAGAGAAAACTAGACAGATAAAAATTAACGGAGTGAGAAATAGATATTATTTATTGAATGATAATCGCTGCCCTGTACCTGGTAAAAGTTATAAAGATCTTGAGCCAAAGCAAATAGAAATAATCCACAACAAATATTTACAATGTTGGAATGCAATCGCAGATGAGAAATACAATTATCAAGAAGCAATGAAAAAGAAACCTGGCCTGGAGGCAGAAGTTATTGAGATGATAAAAGACGGAAGATATCTCAAAACACTTTTTAAAAATCTCTCACAAGAAGAGCTACTTTCAAAGCTTATGACAGGAGAAGAAAAGCTTAAACATAACGATCAGTTTAGAGTTGATCTCTGGAGAAAGCAGGTAAAAATTATCAATAGAGGAATAAGATTTCCCAACAAAATAATTGAGGACATAGGAAACAATGAAGAATAATAGCAGGAAAGCAAAATCCAGATATCTTCAAAACATAGTAAGGGAGAAGATTATTGAGCTATTTAAACTTAATCCTAGCGATATAAGAACTAGCAATACGGGAGAGAACGGAGAAGATGTGAAGTTATTATCTATAACTGCAAAAAGGGCCTTTCCATATTCAACAGAGTGCAAGAATTCGGAGCAGCATATTGGATTATATAAAAACTTTAAGCAGGCAAATAAACATAATCACAGAGAGCCATTGTTAGTAATTAAGAAAAACAGAGAGAAGCCTCTTGCAGTTATAACCTTGGATCACTTCTTTGAGCTGATTGAAAAAGATGATTAATCAGATAACTCAAATCAATCGCCCCACTATAAGAGCTGCCTCCGATCCAGATTAAAATGTTCCTTTATAAACATAGTGAGTTAGTTGAGATGGTTGAGAGCCCCTTTTGTTTTAATACAATAGATGATAAAATGTTGCTGCCGTGCAAAAAGCTTGACCAGGAAGTGCAACGGAACAGAATAAATTTTATATTAAATTGTGGGAGTATGAGTACAGAAAAAATAAATCCTTTTGATCTTAACCGAACAGAATACGCAGAATTATTGGGTATTTCTCCAGAAGCAGTAAGAATGAGATTGAGAAGAGGGAAGCTAGAGGGAGAGTATAAATTTGAAAATAATAAATATTTTTTCAGAGCCCCTTTAAAAGCCCGTGAAAACCTAGGTCAACCACCTGGTCAAATGTCCACCCAAAAAAAGAAAATTAACAGAGGTGCACACGATACTTCTAAAAATCCAAGATACTATCCACAATTAAAAGCAAGAAATGAAGCAGTAAAACTAGCAGCATTAAAATATAAAATTGGGCCAGAGATCCAAGATCGGCTGCCCCGAGCCATTGAGATTGCACAAAAAGAATATTCAGAGGACAGAAGAAAACTTGAAGAGAGCAACAAACCAAAAATTTTACAATATACAACGGGGATCTTTAACGAGAGCAATAAAGGTTATGATGATTTGAGATATCACAATGGGAGAGCTCACGAAAGCCAACCAAATAAATTCAGAGCCACCAATAGAGGTAAGGATATTAATTGGGAGAAAAAATATTATTGATCCGTTTGTCCGTGCACAATGACCAACTATCCTTGTGTAGGATTTAATGTTAATTTATAGATCATTAGTAATAAAACACTTTGGCCCAGGGGTTGCTGCCCGTAGCTCCTGGGCTTTCCAATTTGAAAAAAATTTTTTGAAAAATTTTTCCTGGCAGAAATAAAAACTCAAAATGTTTTCAAGGTCTATGACTTTGTAAGACTTGCTATATAGACAAACTATTAGGATCCCTTTCTACAAAAAGGGGTATAGGCCCTCTTCAGATCAACGGAGATTGCGATTGGTTTAGGATCCCTTGGTTGGAGGGATCGTGGGAGCTGCTCAACAGAGCAGCGACCACTTTATAGGGAACAAAAAACGAAGATTGGATTATTTATCCACAACCCACAAATCCAGGAAAACGATTGATTTTGAATCTAAAACTAGATCTATGAGCCGTGATTTTTTATTAGTGAAATCAATATTAAAATGTATTAAACTAGATCATAGACTAGATCATTTCGAGATAAATCAAGGTTTAGTAGGCTATGAACGAAGAAAATCGGCATAAACTCTGGACTTTGATTAAGGAAGCTGGCGATTATTTGGGGCGTTAGAGGTACACACTTCTTCACACGACCTCACACGACCTGGCAATAGTCCTAATCGAAATAATTAGTTAGAAAGAAAAAACTATTATAGAGGTTAGATTATGGGCACACAAAAACTAGATCATTCACTAGAACAAGTTGATATAAAACAAACTAGATCAAAGATTGATCCTATCAGATTTAAAGATGAGGCTATCAACAAAGTTAGGAAAGAAAATTATACTTTTGGGAAAAGAGGAAATTTATTTATTCCGTTCAGCGTTTCAAAAGACACACACCAAAAAGGATTGAAGTTAAGAATATATAAGGGCCGACCTGGGGAAAAGGAAACATTTAAAGTTTTCTATATTCAATTCTGGTTTAATGGTAGAGCCGATAAACATAAGATCGGACAATACTCTCAAAGATTTGGTGTTAAAGAATGCAACGATTATTTAATTGAGCTGCATAAAACCCATACAGATTTTAAAACGGGCCTATGGATTAAAGATCCGAATATCACAAAAAAAGATGAGAAAAGAATAGTTGAGAAACCAGATAGCACTCAACCAAAAGGCTACACAATTAACGAAGTTATTGAAGCCTATTGTGGAGCTGCTCTTCCAGGCGAAACTACTGAAAGAGGATTTTCAAAAGACAGAAGAGACGGATATAGAGCTGCCAAACACTCAAGAGAATGGTTTAGATGTATGGCAGGATATAACGATCGGATTGATTTAATTAAATTTCAAGATGACGACGACGGATACGGATATGCAGAGTTTAAATCTAATCCTCATAAGAGAGTAGCAAAGCCAACAGATATGAGAGATCTATTTAGAAAATATCCTCCAGGTAAAGGAATTAAAAAAGATCGTGTTTATTACAACAGAAGAAGAAAACAAACTTATACAATTCCTGCTTCTAAAAATTATTCTATTTACGATAGTGATATTGGAAAAAGTTTAATTAGTGAATTGACGCCTGGAGATGTTGAACACTTCATTAGAGGTTTATCTTCAATGCTAGTTAAAAAATCTTATGTTTCAGTTTTTGCTTCATTGTGGATCTTTGCCAGGAAGCGTGGTTGGTTAGGCACTAATCCTGGAGAATGTCCTTTTTACAATAACGGCGTTTATGTAAAAAAAGAAAAACAAGGAACTGATCCATATAAAAATATTGCAATGGAAAGCCCAGAAGAATTTCAGTTATTCTGGGAATGTTCAGAAGAGTTATCAAAGCAGTTTCCATTTAAAGCAGAGCTGCACCAATTTATGATCTTAACTGCAATGAGAAAAACAGAAGCTCTTAAAATGAAAAAGGAATATATTGATTTTGATAAAGGCACTTTGTTTATTCCAAAAGGTGTAGGAAAAACAAGATACAGAGATGAAGAGCTGCCAATTACTCCAGAGCTAGAAATAATGCTGCGAAACCTTTTAAATATTGCAGATGATCCAGAGAAAAAAGTTGAGCATTATAAAATGATCCCTTGGTTATTTGGCACTAGAGCTTGGAAGTTTGAGAGATATTGGGATAAGAAATTTAGAGAGAGCCCTGACGCCAGATTAGGTGGAGATGAAAATTATGTCCCTGCTTTAAGAAAATTAATGAGAGAGAAATCTGGAGATCCAAATTTAATTTTTGCTCCAAAGATTTTAAGAAAAACTTACATAACATTATCGCAGCAGCAACACCAAGGCAGATCAGAGATTACTTCTCAAATGTCAAGACACGCTTCTATTGATACACTTAACAGACACTACAACAAACCTAGTATTGAAAGCAAAAAACAATATGCGAGTGAAGTTTCTAAAGTGTTTAAATTTATTCAAAGGAGAAGTGCTTGATGATACCAGGCCCAATTTGTTTGAATTGTGAAAAAAAGAGAGCTGCTCCCTACCCTATAACTCTGGATCAGAAATCTGGTTATATTTGTGAGGAATGTTATAAGGCTCATATATGGGCAGCAAACGAATTAGGTATAAGTACAAAGACAGAAAAGGAATTGCATCTCTGTTTAATTCCAAAGGATATCCAAGGGGAAAAAGAGGGCAGCCAAAACTCAATCCCGATATTACGATTGGTATAATTGCAAAGATAAAAAGTTATAAAAGATATACTCCGTTCAAAGCCTGGATCCAGATAACTAAACTAAAAGGCTTCTCATACATTTTAGATCTTTGGTTTAAAAACAAAGCAGTAAAAAATTATTGGTACAAAAGATTTCAAAATGATCCAGAAGTAGAAACGGGAATTAGAGCAAACTTCTGGAGAAATCACTTACAGAAACACTTCAATAAAAAATAAAATTTCCGATTACTAACCACAAGATTTCAAAGCAAAATCGTGATTAAAGCTCAACATATGTTGAATTATCACTTTGATAAAAAACTATTAACAACGAAAGAGCTGCTTAAAGAACTTTCAATATCAGTTTCCAAACTTGACTATTGGAAAACACAATGGAGGAAAGCAGGATTTGATTGTTGGGATATGGGTTTAAGATTAGTTGGCAATTCGGCATTGTGGGATCCGATTGTGTTTCTGGATTGGCTCTCAAAATATAAGTTAAAAAATTTACCAATAGAACAAAGAGATCAAAACTTGGTTTTATTTGTTCACAGAAACTCGTCGGAGAAAAAACAAAATGGCAAAGCCAAGAAGTAATATAGAAGAAAAATTAAGCTCGGGAGGGCCAGATACTCCCAGGTTAAATATGCAACGATTTATTGAGTTAGCTGACGCTGACAAAATTCAATCAGATCTTGAGAACGAAATAATTAGATTACTAGATGAAAAATTTAGAGATCAAAGAAAACCTGGAGAGAGTTTTAATGAGTGGCTTAACAGAACTCCAAAGGAAGAGCTGCTTAAATTAGAGCTCGGATCGGGTGGTAAAGTTATTTCAATTAGTGATTACTTGAAACAAAAGGAAGAGCCAAAGATTAAAAAAATTAATTTGGCCCAGGGTGATTTTGAAAAAACTGTTTCTGGTTTATCGGCTGCTGACAAAGACATCATCAAAGATCTTTTAAGAAAATCTGGAATTAAAGTTAGTGATTAATGAAAACTTTTAGAGATAAAAACGGATTTCAAGTTGAGCCTGGAGAAGATTGGAATGACAAGAAATCAGACGAAACTATAAAATATATGACTACTCCAAGAAAAACTCCTTACACAGAGCCACGGAGATTAGCAAACGGAGGCAGCTCCAACCCAGAGGTCATAGTAAATAATGGAAAAATCCAAACAAAGAATGAATTTATAAAAACCTTACCTTTAGAAGAACAACCTGGATATGACGCTGACAAAGATCCAAACCTATTAAGAAGAATTAAATATTACCAAGGCGAAAGTTTAGGCCC